CTCCAGCGCACTCGTACCACGCGCACCTTGTACGGGCGCAAACCAAAACGTGTGAACAGATCCCGCAACCGATCCGCGACCGGGATGAGCTTCTGCCCCAGCGTCCGATTGAGCTGAATGCTGGATGGATCGGTGTACTTGGGCAACATGCCGGCTCTACCTCACCGGGATCGAGCCTGCCCGAGTCCCCGCGCCCATGCGATACCGATTCGAGTACGGATAGATGGGCACACCGAGCACATCCGCGAGACGCCAACCCCATCGAACATACTCGCGTTCGAGCAGGTCGGGCTCATTCTCCCGCAGCTTGAGCGCATCGAGCGCGCTTGCAGCGAGACGATCTTGCGACTCCACCAAGCGCATCTCGGTGTCGTCCATGATCTTGAGGATCTTGCGAACCCGATCCACCGCCTCCTCGATGATGTTTTCGAGAGCGGTCTCGACCAAGAACATGGTTTGGATCGGTCGTGGAATGCCGAATTGAATCGACGCGGCGGGCTGTACCGCCAGATACCCTAGATGGTATCGCGCCCGCTCTTTCTCGCGCGCATCCAGCGGCATGTGCGACCCCTTTAGGTGATCTCTTCGAGATCCGCCCCGCCTTCACGAAGCCGACGAATGCCGTCCGCCCCGTAGCCCGATTGATTGAGCACGTCGCCCTTTCGCAGCATCACCATCTGCCCGCGGTATGACAGCCTTTTATTGGCCTTGACCAAAAACCGCCCGCTCGACGTCACGACCGGCGCGGCCGGCTCTTCCACCTTCGGCGCTTCAACCGGCGCCGCTGGTGCTTCCGCTTTCGACATCTCGACCGGCGCCGCTTCTTCGGGCGCAGCGATCTCCGGCTTCGGCTCGTCCACAAATGTTGCCAACGTCGAAGGCAGCGTGGGGGCGGGCGTCGATTCGCTGTCGGGGATCTCTCTCTTCTTGCGCTTGAATGACATCTGCGTCTCCTCCTCAAACGCGACAGGGCGCGACAGACAACAAACCGGCCCGATCAAAGTCAATCCCCGATCGTAGGGAGAACTGCCGGTCAACAGTCCGTCGCGCCCCGCGCAAACATCCCGCGGTTCCGTGGCACGAAGCCAGGGTTTGCGGGAACACGCGCCCACTACACGCCGAAAAACGACGGGGTAGTGCTAGGAGAAAAAACCCACCAACCAACTCTGACCAGGAGTAGGATTTAGAGTCATCTCCAAGACACAAACCAGGGCGCAAAATCGACCCGGTGGCGTTGACACCGGACAAGCCAGTATCGCCGGGCCGCCAATCTGCCAAAGCATCACGCCGACGCATGGCAGATACCTGAATCACGCCAGTCATCTCGCCCGAGTCTACTCCCCCGACTGCGTGGGTCAAGGGGGTGTACCCTGACCCACGACAGCCGAGCAGGAGGAGGTCACGCTCCCAAGAGCACGACCGTGCTCGAACTCACTCGCCGTGCTCGATCACGCACGCGCGCTTGTACCGAGCCCCGTCGCCGGTGGTCGCGTCCGTACGGACCGGCCACGCGCCGATGTACTTCCAGCTCGTGCTCACGGAATCCTGCAACCTGTTGAGAGGCGCACGGATGATGAGCTGGATGCGGTCCGAGAAGACCTCGATGCCGTTGTTGGTGATGCGAGGCTCACCCACGCGACCGGTGATGCCGGCCTCGGTGATGAGCTGGCCCAGGTCTTGGTAGTATTCGTACATGAGACCTTGGCCCACGAACAGCGGACGATGGACCTTCACGCTGGTGGCGTTGATCAGCTCACCCGCAAACGGATCGTCTTGGGTGAAGGTGTTGGTCGGGCCACCCTCGACCGTCTCTTGCAACGGGCACTCGCTGTTGCGGAAGAACACGGTATTGAGGATCTCACCGATCGCGAATTGCCGATAGATGAAGTAGTCCGGCAACGCCGTGAGGAGCCGCTGGAACTCATCGTCGGCGAAGATCTGCGCCTGGCTCGTCGGATCCAGGTGGCAGTGGAACCGGCCGTCCGGTTGCTCGGGCACGTTCATTTGCCAGAACCGCGCCACCGCAGAACGGATGTCTTGCAGCATGAGCTTGTCAGCACTGCCGACATCGTCCACCGAGAAGCCGCCGCCCACGCGCACCGTGTAAGTGCGATCGTCGGCGATCACGTACGCACGATTCAACACCGTGACCGCGGTGTTGATCGTGAGCGTACCGGGGCCGACTTCGTCGCCAGCGGTGTCCGGAGAGAACCCGATCACGGTACGGGCAACCGGGCCGCCAGTATCGTTGACCGTGATCTTCAACGGGTTGTTGGTGCTCACGAGATCGTACCGCACCGGACTACCCGCGGGCAGATCCGGACGACGAGCGCGAGTGAATCCGTTGATTCGCTTGACGCGAAGAACGGTGACGCCCGTCTGAGCGCCGTCCGCGACGGTGTGGCCCGCGAGACCCGCGTTGTACATCTGATTGCGCGGGATGCGGTTCAACGACTGTGCAGCACTCATGCCGAGCTGATGTGCGTTGCGCAAGAACAGATTGGCAATCGCCGCGATCGCCGTCGGCATGTGCGTGTCAATCGTGTCCGCGTACTGCTGGAGTTGCGCGGTCCACTGCTCTTCTTGGTACTGCGACGGCGTGGGATCCGTACCAGGGATCAGGGGCTTCATCTTGGGCTTGATCAACCCAACGCCCGTGAACACCATGGTGTCGCCGACGTTTGCCGGCCACAACTGCGGGGTTCCCTCACCACGGAACAAGAGCCGCGGGAAAAGAGCGTCGTGGAACGCACGCTCAAGGATGTTTTCTTGAACCAGCGCACGAATCGCCGGATCCTGAGTGATCGTTGAAAAGTCTGGCATCGAAATCTCCTCCTAGGTGTTAAAACACACGCTCACTTTACTACGGCCAAAGTCGCCCGTACGTCAAGCGCGTATGTCACCCACGAGGAGAGCTTCGTCCTAGACGTTGATCCCCAGGCCTCGCTTCGCGAGGTATGCCCGGAACTCGTCCGGTTTCATCTTGGTGGCGTCGACCTTGCCGTTTTGGGCATCTGCCGACGCAGCCTCACCGGGCCTCGGAGCCGCCGGGGCCCCTGCGCCTGTGCCGGTTGTCGCCGGTTTGACAACTTCCCCAAACAGGTAAGGGTGGCTACCACGCAGCTCGCCGAAGAACTTGTTGTGATCGAACTTCGACAACTCGTCTTCAGTTTTGCTTTCGAGGGCTCGCGTAAGAAGCCGAATCGCGTAGTCCGGATCTTTGATGCCGGCTACCGCTGCCGCCTCTCGCAACTCCATCTCAGCCTCCTTGGCATCGAGCTGGCGTTGCAAATCTTTGCGACCATCCGACTCGGTCTTCGTGCGTCGATTGAGATCCTCGATCTGCTTTTGCAGATGGGCCTTCTCCCGATCCCATTGCTCATTGCCATGGGGCTTATCGGGTGCTGGCCTGCCCTGCGCCGGCTCGGGGGACGACTGCGGGGGCGTGGGGTTCTTCAAGGAAACCAACGCCTTTTGCAAATCGTCAACCGTCTCGAAGCCTGCCTCTTTGGCGAAGCCCGACAGCGCGTCTTTCCTGCCCTTCTCGCGCGCTTCTTGCTTCAACCGCTTGAATGCAGACGGAGACAAGACCTGGATCCGCCCGTCTTTTCCTTGGGCCATTCCCTGCGGCAACGGCTCCGACGCTGGCGCCGAAGACGGCGTTGACGTTGGAGACGCTCCCGCGGACGGCGAAGCCGCTACGGGAGCCGGCACGGGTTGGGGTGCCGGTTGCACTGATACCTGTGGGGCTGTTGCCCCTGCTACCTGCGTGTCTGGAGGCATCGCGTCCTCAGAAGCCCTGCGGGAGAAACTCCATCTGGTCAAACCGGCAAGTTACCGCCGCCGTCGCGTGGACGACGAAGTTATCTGCCGGGCGCCCGAATGGCGAATCACCAGCACGCTATGATTCGCGGCGGGTTATCCCGCCGCTACAGTTACACCCGAACGAACGGGGCGGTCATGTCGACCGCTGCCCGTGGAACGTACTCGACCACGAAACCGGTGACGGTGTCCTCGAACACGAAGGTCTTGCCGTCGTCCGAAAGCGTGACGGTGTTGGCGTCCGGGGTAGCCCCGACATCGCCAATCTTCCGCACACCCGCCGCAGCCGAGCCCGCCACAACGCGAAGCACGACGACCACAAGAGCCGCTGGACCGCTACCATGAGCGGCGTCGGTGAGGTCGTGCGTCGCCAAAGCGGTCAACCCGGTGAAGGTCTTTTTCAACGGGGTGAGCATCGTGCCGAGCTTCATGAGCCCGAGGATGTTCGCCACGGTGTTGAGGTCGCCCTTGTCGAGGGCGGCTTGAAGAGTCTCTTTGATCGTAGCAGTCACTGGCATCGCTGTCTCCTTGCAAAGCCGATTGATACTTACAGCGAGCGACCTGTCGCTGTCAAACGATTAGGCGCGCTCACCCAGATACACACGCACCGTGCACGGTGTCGCCGGCACACGGATCAGATCGATCGCGGTGATCGGCACTGATTGCGAGATCAAAATGAACGTCGAATCAACCGGCACCGCCTGCGTGGCACCGTCCGTGCTCGTCAAACGCGCTTTGATCTTGCCGCCCACCGTTTTCAAGATGACCACATGGGCGTTCACCACGCCGCCGAATTGCACCGCAACCGGCGCATCGGAATTGAGATCGACGTCGTACTCCGTCTTGCGAAGCACGACCATCGACTCATCGAGCGGAGCGTCGACACTCGGCGCCAACGACGGCACCCCGTCAAGCGGGGTGGTCGTGTAGCCACCGGTCAATCCGAATTGGTAAGCCACGGGATCTTACCGGCCGCCGCCAGCCATCGGGCCGAGCGCGAACGGGCTGGGATCCGGAGCCTTCGGCATGTTTGCCGTGGGCAAACGATCGTCGGTCGGCACCGGCGTGATGTTGTCCTTGTAGGTGCCGTGGTTTTTGTCGTGCTGTTCGACGGCTTCCTTCAGCGGCTTATCCGGGCCGGTGGTCTGACCGTACTCACGCCAGTTAACGTCATGCGACATGGTGCTTCTCCATCTTCAAATAGCGTTGGATGCGATCGAGATAGCTCATCGCTTTCTCGAAGAACCCCAACAACTGATTGCACTCGCGACACAGCACGCCTCGAAACTGCTTTGTCTCGTGGTCGTGATCTGCGTACCCCTTCTCTCCTACCGCAATCCCGCAAATTGCGCAACAGCCGCCTTGTGCCTTCAACACCTCCAAAAAGTCCTTGTACAAAAAAGACTTTCCATCAAACTGAACACCCCACGAACGCCAGTGGCGTTCTCGCCGTTCCGCGTGCGCATTCTGCCGAGCATTGAAACCGCGCAATTTAGCCTTATTACACACCACGCACGCACTGCTTGACCGTAGCCGCAATCGTCTTCCACAGACAGTGCACGGTGTCCGACTGACGTACTTCTCGCCGCGAACCCGTCGTTGC